TAAATCTTTAATGCCTGACTCATAAACAACTTCTTTTAGATAAAGGTTGTTACCATTCGCCTTAACTCTTATACACGCTAAAGGGTGATTAATACCCCAATCAACTCCATAAAAAACGTGGTCATAATCTTGAATCTCATCTTTGTAAGTTGACCATTCAGGGTAGATTATCTCTTTACCCTTAAACACTACCCCCCTACCATAGATAGACCACATACGCTCATCAGCAGTACCACTTGCTATGTTTATAGCAGTTGGTGCATAACCCTCAATTTCTTTGACTATTGAAGCTGGTAAGAATGGGTTGTCTTGAAACGTGCTTCTATACATCTTAACGTCTTCACGCTCTTCTAACTTATACACCCAGCTTTGAGGTGCTGATGGGTTGCAATCTAATATAAAACCCTCTTCACATCTTTGGTTTAACTGTCTAAATGTATGTACATATGTGCTTACTACTTCATTTATGTAGAATAAGTCATTTCGTAACCCATAAACTCTCATAGGGTCATCTAATAAGCCTATAAAGGTGATGTTATTGCCGTTTAGTGTAGCAGTCATATCACTTTTATTAATCTTTACGTTTGGTGCTAAAGCTGGAAAGCCAAAGCCACAACATAAATTGGTAAAGTCTTTAAGGGTTGTACGCTTTAGATTAACCAAAGTGTCCCTACAAATAACTATCTCTTTACCAGTATTTTTAAGACAGTAAACAATTAACCATTGAATTGCTGATATAGTCTTAGATGACCTTGTACCACCTATTAAAACAATACCTCTATTGTTATAAATATTCTCTTCAATAAATTGGTAGTTGCTTGTTACTTCAATGTCTAATTTAGCCACCTTTATAAGTGTTTGATTTTATATTAGAAAGGGAGAATCTCACCCCCTTGTTTTTATGCTATTTCGTTATTATTCAAATGAGTTTAACCAATTCTTTAATTGCTTAAATGTATCAAAAGCTACACAACAACTATTGCTATCTAAACAATCATCTAAATTATCGCAACCATTAGCAATCCAAAAATTAGTGTTTACTCTTTGGTTAAAATCTCTTGATTCTATATGCCGACATATAAATGTCTCTTCTTTCCCTTTAACCTTGTAAATTCCTTTTGATATTTTTGTAACCTTCATAATAATTAATTTAGTTTTTGTCGTTGTTGACACTTCAAATATAAGTAAACTATATAGTTCTACCAAATAAATATATACTTTTTTTTAATGTTTTTTTTACTTTGTAGTGTTTACAAGGGTTATAGAGATAATTTTTTTTATTTTTAGATAGTCATTTACTCGCCCAGCTGGTAATTGTCTTTTTTATTGGTAATTACGTTAACATTCAACTCTGTTACCTTCTCTTCAACCTTTACCTCTTGCTTATCAGTTAAGCCATTTAGCCTTTGCGTAATAGATGCGTTGTATTGACCAACTGAGCCACCCTCTATTTGGTCATTCCTAATTTCATCAAGTATGCGCATACAGATACTACGATAGGCTTCGTATGAATTGTCTGTATTATTAAAATAATGATGCACAGTAAAGCCTACTGTATGACAATACGCTCTAAAACCTGACAATGTTAATGGTCTTTCTAATAGTTCGTATTCGCTTCTTCCCTCCTTACCTACAAAGGTGTGTTTTTTTCGTGGGTTGTCCTTTACATCTTTACGATATACTTCAAACAACTCTAAAAGTTTTTCGGGAGTTTTTATGTACTTCTGCTTATTAGGTGGCTTCATCGTTTCTTTTTAATGGTTTTTTCTTTTGCCCAGCCACTCTTATAGCTTTCTGCTCTTATCTCTTGCATTGCTAAATAAAGCATATTTTTAGCATCTTCAATGGTTAGAATGTCGTTTTTAAAGTCAGCTAACACACTTTTAATATCTTGACAGTTTTCTATCCTTCTATCTTTACGCTTCATTAGTTCTGCATACTTCATTTTTTTATTTTAAAGTAGTGAGTAAATAGTATAGATTAATCCTACAATGATAAACCTAATAATAATAGGTGTTAGTTCTTTGGCAGTCATTACTCTGCTCTCTAAGGCGTTTATTTTCATATGTGGTAAGAAAGCTATAATGAATCTATCTAAGTAGCTTACAGTTAGCTGGAGTACCATTAAAACGATTCCTAAAAGTATTTGTGATATGTATTTTAATTTCTTCATTTTGGTAAGATACTAATTATTTTTCATTTATTTTAATTGGTCTTTCTATCCTATACTCTAAACTCTCCCTATTTATGGTTAGTTCAGAGCCTTGTGATGTGTTTATATAGAGTAAACCATCTATTGAATCTAAACACTTTGAATCATAAACAAAATGCTTAACAAACAATTCATTTTTCACTTTATACTCAATTACAAACATTGCTTCATTTTCCATATTTTATCTATTTAGTTGATAATGTAAACTATCTCTAACAGTTGTAATTGAGTTAATTCTTTCATCTAATGACTTTATGTAGTCACTTATCTCTATACTATCATTAGACACATAATAACCTCTGCTGGTAGCTAACAATAAAGGTATAATATTGTTTGCTCTTATGTAGTGTATTATTTTTCTTAATCTTACATCTGAAATTTTATATCCCATTGCTTTTAACGCTTTACAAATAGCACTATTGGTTATAGCTTTGTCTTTACCTTGTTTGGTATTTAAGCCTTTTACAACAATAGGTAATAATGTATCTAATTCGTATTCGTTTAATTCTTTTGTTCTGTCCTCAAAATTAGTTATCATAGCTTTTAATTTAAAATAAATCCCAGCAAAATATGGGAGTAGACTCTCCAACATAAATTGAATGTACATTATAATTAAAGTATTCTAACGCTTCTTCTTTAATCATAAAATTCAATTTTTCGTTTATTATCTCTATACATTTAGCTACTGAATAAATCAATCTCATAGAATGCTCATCTATTCCTATTATAGCACCATCAAAACCATCTGCTTTTAGTAACTCTTGTCCTTCGTATAATTCTATTAATTTTTCTAACATAATTTAAAAAAAAATGCCCTCACTATTTAAAGTAAGGGCGTATTATTAAAATGGTAATCCTGAGCCATCATCTACAATAGGTGTAGATTGTTCTACCTTGTCACATCTCCAATGACTTAAATTATTATAGATTTTTCCGTTGTACTCTTTGCCTCGTATTGAAAACTCTACTTCTACATTATCCCCTACTTTATTATACGAAATAAAATTGTCAACGTGTTCTGCATACTCTGCTTTGTTGTACATATTAAAGCTATACGGTGTAGTATATCCGTTGTCACTTGTTTCAGTTACTGTGTAGTCTAAAACAACTGCTCCGTTATCTAATGTTTTCTTCTCTCCTATCTTCGTGATAGTTCCTTTCATTTTGTAATTCATTTTGTTTAACTTTTTATCGGTTATTTGCTAAATATAAGCATTTTATTTTAAACTATTATTTGTTTTTGTTTATGATTTAAAATTGTTTTTAAAACATACTGATTTGATTTTGAGCAACTTCTTTATAGGCATTCGCATTAAAAGTTAATATATTTATGTTCTTTTTGTGTTCTTGTCCAATATACTTGTAACTTTTAGTTACGCTTTCCTTTCTTAATTTTAAACCATTATCTTTTCCTTCTTCTAATAGTTTTTTGTTTGTTTTTTTTATTTGATTAATATTATTATTTTGATTTGTTAAAAGCCAATTATTATCATTTCTAACCATACCTTTAAATAAAGAAGGATTTGAAGTTTTTATATATAGTGTTTTATTATCTTTTTTATACATAGAGCCAAAAATATTAAGTATTTTAATACCTATACCTAAACCTTGAAAGTCAGGTAAAACTACTAATCTGCTAACTCTAAAAGCGTTTTGTATTGTTCCACTTGGCATTGGTAATATAGCAATAAAAGCAGCTGGTTTATCATTAAACAACATTAAAAAACATTTAGCCGCTTTATTTAAATCTTGACTTAAATAATGATGTTGCTTGAATATATCCCAAGTTTCATATCTACATCGAAATACCTGTAATTCAATTTTTGGTCTTTGCCTTCGACAAGACGCTTTCTCAAGACGCCCTTTTAATGGTGAATAAGTCCAATCTGGTAACAACCATTCCATAATATCAAAATGACACGATGCAAGTATTATTTTTTTATTGTATTTTCTAATATACTTTTGTAAAGCGTTACTCATTGCTTTTGCTACATCTCTATCAACCACACTTGTAAATTCATCAATTAAAATAACTTCGTTTTCAGAGGCTTTCCCAACTTTATAAGCCAAAGAGGCTCTATATTGTTCGCCATTACTTAATAAACTAAATGGTCTTAACCAAGTTGGTACAGAAGCCAAACCCATTGCAGATAATAAAAATGTAGCTTCTTTAGGTTCTAACCAATCAAAATTACTAATTAAAGGCTTATTTTCATCAAATTTATCAATAGTTAAACTACCAAATTCTTTTAATAAAGTAGTTTTACCAGTTCCAGAACCGCCATAAATAACACCTATATTCCAATCAAATGTTTTACATTCACTAAAGTTAATAGGTATTTTTACACTTGTCTCTTCTTTGTTTTGTATATCAAATGCTTCGTAAACATATTCAGTATATTTGTCATTTATTATCTTATTTTTTCTTTCAATATATTTCATCGTTTTATTTTAAAGTATTATAGTACACTCTTGCTAACTCAACTTTCTCTTTAATACGTTTTATGTCTTCACCACATAATGTTACATCAAATGATTTTACACGCTCCCAAATTGGGATAGCTGATAAATCAAAATAGGCTCTAACCTCATCTTCAACCTCTTGGCTTACCTCTCCAGCTTCGCCACGTTTCCAGCTTACTCTTCTCATTTCATCTAATATAATCATCTCAGGAGTAGGTACAAGACAATAGCTTAAATAGGCTTGATGTATGTTTGTGAGCCAACAGTATGCTTTTAGTTGCCATTTGTAATTAGTGTTCTTTAATTCATTATCAAAGAATGGGAATGTTGATGCACTCCAGCTTGTTTTAACATCAATAATAAATTCATCGGTTATTACATCGGGAGTACCTTTTACATAATCGTTTTCAAAGTGTTCATTGTTCTTGTAAAGACATTCTTTATCCATCATAGTCTCAACCAACTCAATACTCAAATGTTCTACTTCATTTCCCTTATCAAAGTATTTTGAATTAATCTCTTTTTTGACACCATAATTATTTTCTAACCATAACTCTTTAATGTAAGTCTTAGCACCAATAGATAGTTCAGGCTTTGCATCTCTTTTTTCAATTAACGAATCTCTTAACTCTGCTTGTTTGTCAGTCAACTTAATTTTAGATAGCAACCCCTCTAACGTGAGAAGTTGCTTATCTGTAATTTTATTCTTTGCATCATCTGACATTATTTTACCTAACTGCGATGCTCTTATTTTTAGTTCTGCCATCTTATAATTCTTTAAGTTTTAAAATTATTTCAATGTCTTCATTACTTAACTTTGAGTAAATATCAAATAGTTTACTTCTAAATCCTAAAGGCTCTTTTTTACATATACCATCATCAAATAAGGTAGCCTTTCGGTATAAACTTGTATCAATTAAAGTTAATTTGTTTATTAATCTATTTCTTTTTTCTGACATCTTATAATAGTTTTAATGATGCTTTTTGTACATCACCTAATTCAAAGCCTTCTAACATCTTTAAAAATGCCTCTTTAGTTATGTCTCCGTCTTGCACCTTATCAATACCTTTCTGAAATCTACCTTTTGAAATAGCTGGTTTATCTTTGCCATAGTTATTTAAACCAACGCTCACTTTGTTTGGTATTTGTTCGCCACTTGCATCGTTATCTAAGTCTGTCACTATACCCAAAATCGAACTCAATGAGTACCTTTTTAAATAAGTCACGGCACTACCCAAAACTTGAAAATCATTCATTTTAGCTAACTTAACGTCTTGTGGTATATCTGTAATACTTTTAATTGTTTCACCAGTTTCAACGTGGAATAAAATAGTTTCTATTGTCTTACCATTTAGAAGTTGCGTAAAGCCTAAACCATTCTTTTTAAGTAGTGGATTAATTACCTTAAAAATAGTCGGTAAGTCGCTGTAAGTATATCCGTAACCTTTAGTTGCTTTGTGGATAGTTGGACACTCTTGTTGAAAGTTAGCAAGGCTTTTATAGATGCTTTGTTTTCTGTCCTCTAAAATTGATTCAAATGTTTCTTTACTCATAATTTCTAAATTTTATTTTTGTTAAACTCTTTTAAATCGGCTTCAATCTCTTTGGCTATTATGTCTACTGCATAATTAACTGCCGTTGTATTATTTGATTTTAACCCCAGAACTTTCATCTCTTTTTTAATGATGTCTAAGTTCCTCTGACTTGGTGCGTATAAACGCATTTTTTTGTTTTCCATTTTTACTTTGTTTTTGTTTATATTATTGAAATCCTAAATTCATATCCTTTTCCTCTTCTGACATTTCTTCTATCTGCTCTTCTGTAAATCCGTTACACAAAAGCAATGTTTCATAATACTCTTCTTTACTCATAGTTTTAAAATTATGGGAGGAATTTCACCTCCCTTTGTTTTGTTACTTAAATAGATGTTTGTTTTCCTCCCACCACTTTTTAGCTTCAGATTCTGATTCAAACTTTTTGTAAGGCTTTCCACTTCCTGTTACTACATTTGGAGCTTTTCCTAAAGAGCCTAAATCAAGAATTCCAACTAACAGCTCGTAATCTCCGTTTTTTCTTTTTGTTATTGTTCCTG